AACTGGACCGCCGCCCCGGCGCCCAACTTGAGGATCACCGTGGCCTTGCGCATGAACAGGAGCGTCGCCATTGTCTCTACACCTCCGTGACGTGATCCAGGCGGCCCGTGGCCGTTAGGTAGGTAGCGCCCGCCAGGTCAACCGTTGCGGGGCCGTCAAAGGCGGGCGTGCCCCATCCGTCCGGGAGGGTCCCCAGGGCCAGGACGATGGCCGCCACCAGGTCCTCCAGGGCCTCCACGGTCACCTCCTCATCCGCCCGTCCGGCCACCGCGATCACCCGCCAGCGGAGGGAGGTGGAGGCGGTGACCAGGTGGGTGGGTGTCAGCCACGGATCGGTGGCCAGGACCAGGACACCGGGCGGGTTGACCTTGCCCTGGGAGTACGCGACCCGGAGGCCCCCCGCCGCCAGGGCGTCGCCCAGGACCCGGCGGGACGCGGTGATCCCCGACGCCATGTCACCCGATCCCGGGTCCGGCGGAGTAGCGGTCCACCAGCGGCTTGACCCCCTCCAGGTAGTCCCGGGCCACCCGGATGGCGACGCCCGCCAGGTCCGCGTAGCCCGTCACCCCGAACGGGGCCGTCCGGCGCCGGAACGCTTCCGACGCGGCCAGGGTGGCGGCCACCCGGACCTCCGCCTCCGGGGCGCCCGCCGGGACCGCCCCGCCGTTGAGGCGGGTGTCGATCCCGGAGGACACCGCGACCGCGACCGCGGTGGCCCAGGTGGTCTCCCCAGGGGTGGGCGCCTCGATCCCGACGAAGGCCAGGACCTCCTCACCCGTGACCCACTCCACGGGCCTAGGACTTGGACCGGGTGGCGACCGCCGGACCCATGATGACCACGCCCGCCGGGAGGTAGACGGCGGGGGCGGCCATCCCCCAGTAGGCCACGTTCCGGCCCAGGCGGGCCACGTCCTCCTCCGACGCCTGGAACGGGCCGTCCTCATGCCAGGCGGCGGCCAGGGAGTTGGACACCACGGCGGTCCCCGCGTCCACGTTGGCGTCATAGCGGACCGGGAGGCCCGACAGGACCGGGGAGAGGTTGGCCGCGTTGGCCGTCCCGTTGGCGTTGGTCGGGTTGACCGGGACCAGGGCGCCGCCGATGATCCCGAAGGTGTCCGCCGCCGCCAGGACGAACTCCGCCGGACGCCCGGTGGCGTCCTGGACCTTGACCGATGCCGAGAAGATGGCGGACCGGACCGCCGCCTCAGTGGCGGTGGCCCAGGTGATGGACTCGGTCCCGGTGGCCGCCGCCTCGACCGCGTCCACGAATGCCGCGTCCGTCACGACCGCATAGGCGGCCAGCATGATCCGGGACCACGCCTCCAGGTAGGACGGCGACGACCGCCGGAGGAGTTGGTAGGAGATGTCCGCGCCGCCCGCGTAGGTGGCCAGGGCCGCGGTCCCCTTGAGGATCGGGACCTTGGCGGACACGATCTCGGACTTCTCCGTCGCCTGGACACCCACCAGGCCCGCCAGGGTCCCGCCGAAGTAGGGCCAATCAACGGACATCCCGCCCTCGGACAGCCCCTCGCGCCCGAACGCGGTGATCCCCGGGCGGCCCGGGTCGATGATCCCGCGGACGCCACCCTGGACGCCTGGCGTCATCACGCCCGGGGCGTCCCCGGTGACGATGTCCGCCAGGGCGCGGGCGTACCACTCGTGGTGGTCCTGGTCCGCGCGGTTGGCGTCGATGGCCCGCCACGCCTCCGCCAGGGATCGGAACACCAGGCCGGTCGCCTCCTGGTGGGTCCCGCCCTCCGCGATGAGGCGGCGGAGGTCCGCCACCTGGCGGGCAACGATGCCGTCCACGTCCGTCCGGCTCAGGGCGGGCGTGGGCGGGGGCGGGGTCGGCTCCGGCTCCGGGGTCGGCTCAGGATCGCGCGGCTCGGTCATTGCGTTGTCCCTCCTCAGGGCTACCTGGGCGCCCACCAGGGCGGGCGCATAGGCCCCCGCGATGGCCGCTAGACGGTCCACCGCCAGGTGGACCACGGACCTGGGGCCGCGTCGGACGCGCCCAGGCCGGAACTCGATGGACACCCCGTCCGCCCCCGCCGCCACCCGGCGGGCGTAGGCGTCGGCGGCGGGGTCATCCGCCAGGAGGTCGCCACGGAAGCGGAGGCCGTCCGGCGCCGCGTACACCTCCGCCATCCCGACCACGTCACCGTCATGGCGGTCCAGGAGCGGGACGCGGCGGCCCTGGCCGATCACCCCGTCAAAGGCGTGGGGATCGAACGTCTCGGACAGGTCCCCGTACTCCACGGTCCCGGTCGCCTGGGCGCCCCAGGGGACCGCCAGGCCCTCCACGTGGCGGCCCTGGCCAGGGGCCGGATCAGCGGCCTGGACCTGGCCGCCCAGGGCGCGGCGGGCGTATCCATCGGTCATGGGACGGACTCCTCCTGGGGGACCTCGGCGGGGGCGGCCACGTCGGTCGGGGCCTCGCCCTCCATGGGCGGCAGGCCCTCGTACTCGCGGACCTCCTGGCGCGACAGCCACCCGGCGCGGATGCCCGACTCATAGCCCCGGGTCCGGGACTCGAACTCCGCGCGGGTCAGGTGGCGGAGGTCCAGGCGGACCTGGCGGCCCTGGAGGTAGTCCCCGGGGAGGAGATCGGACACCAGGTCCCCGATGGGGGCCGCGTAGGCGTCGAGGGTGTAGCGGACCAGGTCCGTGGATGCCGCCTCAGTGGTCCCGTAGGTCAGGCTGGACGCCAGGTTGGGGACGTTGACCAGGTGGGGCGGGACCCGGAAGTAGCGGGCCACCCCGGCGGCCAGGTGATCCTGGGCCACCATCGCCCCATCCGTGGCCGCGTCCGCCCCGACACTCTCGACCTTGGCGCCCTTGCCCAGGACCACCGGGGCGGTCCCGGGTCCCAACTTGCGCCGCTCCACGTACCGCTGGCCCAGACTGATCGCCTGGGGGTCCGTCAACTCCTGGTCCGTGGTGATCTGGACCAGGGGGGCGCCGCCTGCCGTCCACCAGTCCGCCAGGTACTCCTGGCCCGCGGCGGCGGCGGCGAAGGTCTCGCGCGCCAGGTGGAGGACCGCGGAGGTCCGGGCATCGGTTGTCGGGAACAGGACCCGCCGGATCACCCGGACCTCATCCGTGATGACCTGGCCGTCCACCCACCAGCGCCCGTCCTGGCGTGAGACACGCGAGGGTGCCAGGGGGACCAGCGACACCGGGACCCCCTCGGAATCCAGGCCGCCCGCCAGGCGGATCGGACAGTGGGAGTACAGGGCCAGGGTGGCCGTGACCAGCCACGTCCACTCCCGGCGCGTCAGGCTCGCCATGGGGCGGCGGACGATCCGGGACGGCGGGAGTTGGAGGGTCCCGCGCCACTCGCCCCAGTCCGCGGACGCGACCGCATCCGCCAGGAGCGTGACGCACGCGAACACCGCGTCCACACCCAGGGCCAGGGACTCGCCCACGTCCTGGCCGACCGTCCACGGATCGTGCCCTAGGACGCCCCCGGACAGGTCATGGCGCGCGGCGGACACCACCGCCAGGGTGCTGGTGTCCTGGTGCCGTTTGGCCCGCCCCTTCCGTCCCACCCTGCCAGGGTCGGGCCGGGACCACCGGAAGGGACGGAAGCGTCACGTGACGGTGGAAGCCTTGGAATGGAGGACCGCGCCAGGCCCTCTAGGATGGCCCTGGGGGCGCCAGGAGGCCCGCCTGGCGTCCACGTCCCGGGGGGATGGGAACGGGGCCGGGCGGGCCTCCTGGCGCGGCCTGGGGGGCTAGTCTCCGCGCATCACGCGCCGGTATAGCCCCAGGGCCTCCTCCTCCAGCGGCGACCGGGTCAACTCGCCCCGGATCAGGTCCGCCGCGTCCCGCTTGCCCGCCGCCTCCAGGGCGGCCAGGGCGGGCGCGAGGGTGGTGTCCAGGCCGTCCAGGGCGGCCACCAGGGGGAACTCCTCCGCGTCCGCCTGGACCACCCGGTAGGATCGCGCGGGGACGGGGGCGAGGGCGGGGACGGGGGCCTCCTCCTGGCGCGCCTCCGGCTCCGGCGCCGCCGCCGGAGCGTCCGCCTTGCGGGCGTGGGGGCGGACCTCGACGGGCGTGTCCAGGCCCTCCTGGAGTTTGGCCATCGTGGCCTCCCGCCCTGGACCGTACCAGGCCCGGAGGCCGCGGGCGGTCCCCTCCCAGGGCGTCTCCGCCACCCATTGCCCGTCCTGGCGCTCCCAGAGGCGGACCCGGTGGCCCTGGACCTCCAGCACCTCCACGTCCCCCACCCGCGCAAACTTCCCCCCCGCGCGTTGGGCGCCAGGGCGCGGGGAGTGGACCCCCCCGGACTGGGTGCTGATCGTGCGGACCTCCACTGGGACCTCCTGACGATGGCGCGGGCGGACCAGGCCCGCCCGCTCAAGTTGGCGCCGCGCGTTGCCCAGGGTGTGACCCTTGCGCGAATCGGCGGCGGTGGTGGACAGCGACACCCGCTGTCCGGTGGTGGGGTTGGTGACCAGGTAGTGCCCGCCGCCCGTTATACGGGTGTGGGCGCCCTGGCGGATGGCCTCGCGGGCCAACTCGCGCAACTCCGGTGAACGGAAGTGCGGGAGCGCGTCACGCGTCATGGACTGGCCTCCTGACGTGTCGGGCGCCCTCCCGGGGCCGCCCGTTGGGAGAGGGTGTCCCGACCGGGATCGGGTTGTCAAGCCCCCACCGTGACACGCAAGGTGTCACGGGCCGGGTGTAGGGCCTCACACGAACACCTGGGGAGCGGCCTCCGGCTCCTGGGGCCGGGTCACCGCGTAGTGGGCCACCGCCAGGGCTACCAGGGAATCAATCGGTCCGGCGGACCGCTTCCGGGACAGGCGCCAGGACTCGCCCACGTCCGCCCGCCTGGCCGCCAGGCCCGCCAGGATCGTGGCCGGTTCCCCGTCGTGGGTGACCTCCCGGGACACCAGGGCGTCCGCCAGGGAGGTGGAGGCGGCCACCATGTCCGCCACCCGGAGGCCCCGCGTCGGGATGTCCACCTGGGTCCCGATCCGCTCCAGGTGAGGACCCACCGCGCTGGTGGCGTCATAGGCCAGGACATCGGGGCGCCACACCTCCACCAGGCGGATCACCTCCGCCAGGAGCGCGGCGGGCGCGACCGCGCCGCCAGGTGGTGCGATCAACTCGCCCACAATCGGGGCGTGGACCAGGGGGGCCTCCGCCATCGTGGCGGCGATCCGGATGGTGGCCCGGTTCCATCCCCAGGAGGCGTCCACCGCCATGGCCATCGGGCGGGATTCCGACACTGACACCTGGCGCCCTGGCGCGCCCTGGCGCTCCAGGACCCCGTCCCCAATCCAGCCCGCATCCCTCGGCCGATCCGCCAAGATGTTCAGCCGTTCGCGCGCGAACGCGTCGGGAGTCAGGGCCTCGCGCTCCCCGTCGATGGCGGCCCAGGACAGGAGGCCCTCCCGAAGGGCCGGGTTGGCGCCCAGGACCACCCGCCGGGACTCCGGGTCCGCCCCCTCCGGCGCCCCGTACCAGGTCATCCCGAAGCCCGCCGGGGCGCGCCCCTCCGCGACCGCCCGCCCCCGCCCGTACAGGCGGCGGAGAAGGATGGACCGCTCGTCCCCGGCGTTGCTGATCCCGAACACCAGGGGCGAGGGCCGCGCGGCGGTCGCCGGGATCACCGCGTCCCACAACTCCGTGGTGCGCTGGGTCAGCAACTCATCCGCCAGGACCAGGTCGATGGCCTCCCCGCGGAGGGCGCGCGGGGCGTCCCTGGACCCCACCTGGTAGGTCCGCCCATCCGGTCCGGTGAGGCCCGCGTGGAGCGTGGTCCTGACCCGCTCCCGGAGCCACGGGTCCTCCTGGCAGTCCGCCATGACCGGGAGGTACACCCGGCGCGCCCCGTCGCGGTCATACGCCAGGCCCACCGTCCGGCGCCAGAGCGGCGACACGGACAGCGCCCAGGACACCAGGGCGCGGGCGGCGGTTGTCTTGCCCGACTGGCGCGGGACCCCCACCAGGTACTCCCGGTGGACCAGGGACCCGGTGGCGGGGTCGATGGCCAGGGCGCGCGCCAGGATGCGCCGCTGCCAGCGCAGGAGGGTCAGGGGTCGGCCCCGATCATCCCGGAGGTGGGCGGCGGCCCAGGCCGTCACGGCGGGGCCGTAGGTCAGGAGGCGGCGGGCCGGTAGGGGGGTCTCAAGGAGCGGGCGCGTCCCCAGGCCCGCCAGGACGCGGGTCAGCGGGACTGGGTCCAGGGCCACCCCGCCGACCGCCTCCACGTGGTCCCCGACCCATTGGAGTTGGACCAGCGTCATCCGGCGCGATCCGGCTGGATCGGACTTCCGCCGTTTCCATCGCTTCCGGTCGGGCGCGAACAGT